TCTGGGTCGAACTGCATGTAACGGTGTGCAGCCTTTTTAACAAACGGAATCAGGAATGACTGCTGAAAGTTTATCAGAGTACGTTTATGGCGTTTAATAATAGCACCGAGAGACATAGAAATGCCAGCGGCAGTAGCTTCACCATTAACGTTGCCAGCGAGTCCCGCCGAGTCAACTGCTCCGGTAGCTTGTTGTACCATCTGTTGAAGGCTTGCTGCTTGGGCAAACGTAATTTGACCGACTTGTCCGAAGTTAAACGGTTGTAAGATTTCACGAGGATCTCCGTTAGTTAGTATCATCTTTCCGGGACGTACTTCTGGCTTCGCTCCGCGTGGCAACCTTGTAGCGTCAATAGCCAACATAGGATGTATCGTAAGAGCTAGAGCGTCGATACGCGCACGTAGCTCTGTGTCGAGAGCTTTCTGGCTGTTGTAGCCTTTCTCGCAAACACCACGGCCCCAGAACATAGAAGGTACTACGTCCCACGGAAACGCTACTACGGGCCTGTCATTCATCATGTAGGGATTTGCTTCAGCCTTCAAAAGCGTACCGCCGTTAGCGATAACAACAACAGCCTCTACATATCCTGCGTCACCTTCAATTTTCTCGTCGGTTGCTTCTTCTAACATGTGCTTAGGAACCAGCCCATAGTACTTTGTTAGTCGAACTTTGTCATCGCTGTAGACTGTAATGTCTTGATCTGGCTCAAGGTCAGTGTCAGAAGCCGCTGTGCCTACGTATACGTCCCTGTAGACGCCGTTCTCTTGTAACTGCTCTACATGGTGGCTTCCCACAAACTCGTCCACAGCGACGCCCATAGCGTCTTCTATGGAGGTTGCTACGGGATCAATCAAGAAGTTCTGTGGCATGACAGGCTTTAGCTTAACAACCACGCGGTCAGTTATATTAACGCCTACTGCCTGTAGCTGTCCATCCATTATAGGCTGGGTAGCTGGAGCCATCTCTTTAATTTCTTCAATAACGATTTCGCCAACGCCAGTACCGAATACAGCCGCGTTAATCAAGCACTCAGCAACAGCCTTACGCACTTTGGTGTTTTCAAAGTCTTCTGTGAGTTTATTACGTAAATACTGCACATCTTGAGATTCTTTGTCGTTGACATCATCAGAAATGTCAAACCACTTGCC